GCCATCTGTTATTCTCCTTCCGGAATTCCCGGCAGGGTGGAAGATTTGAAGCTGTCCCCCGAGTCATCGAAGTTCTTTCGGATGGACTCCTCCAGCCGGATGCGCGGGTTGATGATCATTTCAAAAACCCTGCGGAGTCTTGCAACTTGGTCAGGGTCGGCCATCAGGTAGCGCGGGTCATGCTCCACCCGCTCGGTTTTGGAGTTGTACCGGAAGACGATTTGAGACCTGACTGAAGGGCTTTGGATGATGCAGCATTGCGAAAGCTCTCCATCCGCGAGCTTGATTGTGCGGTCAAACACGCAGTCGTAATCGAGACCGCCGTCTTCATAGCTCTTTGCCCTTCTGTTGTGGGTGGTCGGGATGCTCCCTATCTTCTCCGTGCTTGGCCTGGTGACTTTCCCCTCGCTGTTCTTCATCTCAGGGAAACCAAGAGTCACCTTCCTTCCACTCGGATCCTGCTTCACCTCTTCCTTAAAAACGAGGATGTGAGTCAGGTTGACGATAAGGGGCTGTTCCTTCCCGTCCCTCGTGAATGTTCCAATCTGCACCCTCTTGTCCGGGTATCCATCAAAAGGGTGCCGTGGTCTTGCGTCTTTCAATGCAGCGGCCTTGAAATCGCTCATCTTGAGATTTGAAATGTCAAAGACCGCCTTCAACTCCTCTTCCTCTGCTGCCTGCTGGACTTCCGTTGTCTCGTCCACAGGATCTTTCAATAGTTTCGCCATGGTTCTCCCCATGTTCCCGCAAGGGGTGCAAGGGAGGGAAAGGCAGGCGGGAGAGTTCTGCCCTTGTCGCTTCCAGCGGCCAGCTTTCCGCTATCCCGTCCCAAGATCGAGTTCATTAGTTATTGGTCCTTGATGTCCGGACACCGATTACAGCGTTGTCCGAACTGTTGAAAACGGTTTTCGAAACGCCGTACCCGGCGCCGATGCAGAAGCCTATCTTGTGGCCGTAGTCGAAGGTCTTTTCCTCCCAGATCTTATCGAGGAAATAGGCCATCGCTCCCGATCCGACCCCGAGGAAGAGAGCCGTTGCACCGTTCACATCGCCGGCCGCGCCCCAGTTGGTAGCGGTCGCCACGCGCTCATGGGAATGAATGGGAACCTTGTTCTTGATCCCGTTTGCCCCGGTGAAAATCGGGTTGGTGAGTCCGGGCTTCTGCGCTTCCCTTTGGGCTTGCGCCCACTCAGCATCCCTCTGCTGCAGGTCGTACTCTTGATCGATGGAGATCACGATCACGCCGTTGGTCTGCATTCCGTCGACCTTGGGACCAAGGATCTTCGGGGTTGCTTTCCGGGCATAGGCTGTGCACTTGGCAATGAGGGCCAGCGTGAAGTAATCCCCCGCGGTGAGGGTTGCCGTGGTCGTGGCGGTCCCTGCGTAGATGACCTTGGTAAGAGAAGACCCGAGGGCGTCAAAGATGTCCTGGTCGATCTTCGCGGCCATCCATCTCTTCAGGAGCTCAGTTGCCCATTTCCGGGTGTCCTGGTCGCTCTTGTACTGCTCGGAGAGTTTACCCTTGGTCCTGATGGCATTCCGCCACAGGTCGATGGTGATCGCATCGTCGTAGGTCGTGGGGGCCTCTTCATTGCCCTCCATGGTCGCATCGCCCTGGATACCGGCATTCGAAAGTTCCCTGACTTGGCCGTAGGTGTGTTGGTATCCGGGCTGTCCCTTGAGGTCGGGAAACTCCACGATGATGGAGTTGACCTCAGACTGCCCGATCATTTTTGAGCCGTAGAAGTAAGATTCCGTCTTTGCGACGATCCACCACCTCTTGGCCCACGATTGCCGTGTAAGTGCATTTGCGGTGGTAAAGGTCCAATCAGCCATTTGATTCTCCTTATGCTGACATGGACCGTCTCTAAGCGCGTCAATCCAGATAAGGCAGATCAGGGTATTTCTTTCGAAATGCCGGGGTCGCCTTCTTCAAAAACTCTTCGTATTTCGCTTCACTCATCCCCTGTACGAGATCCACCAGACTATCCTGAGACATGCTCATGTACTTGGCGTAAGGGTCCGTGACCGTGCTTCCCGTGGTCGAACCGATCGATTTGACCGTGCCCCGCTTGGCGTGATCTACGAGGGCCGATGCCCCCTTCGCTTCGGCATCCTGAATGGTCTTCTCGTAGGTCATGAGGCGGTAAGCATCTTCCAGGGTGTAGGTCAGGCGGTTATTCTTCTTCATCCACAGGGCGGTTTCATTCCCGAGCTTGACAACCTTCTCCCGCTGTTTTCCCTGGATCGGGTCGTCGTCATCGAGTTCTGAAAATGCCTTCCCGAAAAGCTCCTTGCATCGGTCGTTCAGGAAGCGGTCGTCATCCTCCTTCATCTTGGCGAGGATGGTTTTCTCCCGGCCCCTGATTTCCTCAAGGGCTTTCGTCTCTTCCGCCTTGGCCGATGTAAAGTCATCCCGGTATTTCTGGTAGATGTCGAATGCCGCCGCCTGGTCCTGCTCCATGACCTGGGCCAGAGTCTGCCCGTTGTACGTACCGCCCTTGATGACGGTGTTCTTCGCCTCAGTGAAGGTCATGGGCCGTTCAGGGAGTTTCGCTATCGGTCGCCGTTCAGTCTCAGTCGTCTTCGGCTTGTAGCCTTCCGGTTTCTCGTCCGGGAACTTCTCGTAATACTCTTCCGGATTGCGCTTAAAGAGGTCCAGTTTCTGCTTCAATTCTTCGCGTTCGCGTTCGGCTTGCTTGCCGCGCCCATAGACCTTTTTGAATCGGTCATAGTGGACGGGCTTCCCTTCTTCCGGCTCTGACTCGTCTTCCTTGTCCTCTGTCGGTTTCTCCTCTTCCTCGACTTCGGACTTCTCTTCGAGTTCAGGGGTTGGGCGCTCGGTTTCGGTGACTTCGGATTTCTCCTCAGTCTCCTGGGGTTCCGGTCCCGGATCAGGTTGAACTTCCTCTCCCATTGCCACCAGTTCTTCCCGCGAGAACTGTTCCATCAATTCCTTGTCCATCTGTGTCTCCTTCTGTGCTTTAGTGCATGGGATAGGCTCCCAAGGGGCCATGTCGTCGGGGCAAAGAAAAAGGGCACGTCAGTGTGTCGGCACCGACATGCCCTCATGATCTTTCTTGCGTTCCCTTCGGGTTGGCCGACCGTCAGGGAAGCCCCGTTATGTCTATTTGCTTCCCTTCGCCAACTTCTTCATCGCTTCGGCCTGCATCGCGGCCTGCTCCTGTTGATCCATCCTCAAACTGATCTCCTCTGCCTTCGGGTCGTCTGAATACTCAAGGGCCGCCTTCCGGTCATAGAGGCCAACTTTATATTTCTCCATCGCCATCTGCTCTTTTGCCATCCGGTTGGTCGGCATACTGGATCCGGCCGTGATCTTGATGTCCACATCGATCATGTTGATTCCGGAGGGCTGGCTGTAGTCTGCCGGCCTGATAAGCTCAAGGGCCTGCGACCACTTGCTCCTGATCTGGGCTTTCGTCTCATCGCCCATTGGCGGCATCTGCCCGGGAGGTGCGCCGGTCTGCTGCTCATCACCGGCAAGGAGTTTGTTCTTCTCGTTCTCCGGCATCCATGTTGTCCACTCGTCTTCCTCAAGCAATCGCTCCCAATACTCACGCGGCCACTTCTTTAGCTCTATGGCTGTGTTCACCTTGGCAAGCCGCACAAGGGCACCTTCAAGAGAACTGAGTTTGGGCTTTGCAACTGTTGATGCCATGTCCTGCAGGGCAAGAACCGTCCTACCGCTCGGGTCTGCTCCCTGCGGGATTTCGCCTTTCACAACAGGTGGAGCGTCGTACTGATCAGATATCCCTTTTTCGCACTGCGCTACGATCTCCAGAAACTGCTGGCTCTGCGAGGCTCCCGGAGGAAGACGGGAAACACCGTTTGCAAGGCTTGTAACCTTGCCGATGTCGATCTTTGCCCTGCTTCCAGGTGTTCCTGCGCTCCCTACCCATTTGACCGCCCCGTCAGCTTCGAGTATAGGGCTGTTGTTGTTGTGAGCCTGCGCGTGGGTGAACTGCATCAGGGCTTTGTTCTTGAGCCGCAGGATGTCCCTTGAGTAATTCGTGGGGCTCATGGCGAAGGCGTTTCTGGTTCGCTGTGCCTTCAAGCCTATGATATGGCAGATCGGATCCCCGTCCGAATCCTCTCCAAAGGGGTCTTCCTGTTTCTCAATAAGCTTCTTCCCTACAATGATGCGAACTTCCCGGATCTCTCGCTTTCTAGGCCAGTAGTTGATGAACTGTCCACCTTCAGGAACGGATTTCTCGGCTTCCGCTTCCTGGTCTTTACCCTTTTTAGCATCCACTTTCGCGGTCTGGATCTTTCCGGCCTGGTCCCTGTAAATGATCCAATTTTCATCTCGTACCTTTCTGATACTTGCTTCAATTTCCCAAATATTCTCAGGCTCCGTGGCGTCATCGATGGTGTCCGGAGTCTTGCTCCCGTCCTTCTGGCCTTCCGCGTAGTTGTCCCCACCTGTCACGCCGGTTGACTTCCCGCCCTGCAGGATGTCGGTATGATAGAAGAGGTCATCATCCTTGATGTCATCCCCGTACTGCTCCCTGATATACGATCTGGTCCGCTTGACAGCCACAATCAGGTGAGTGTCGGAGAAATCCCGCTTCTTGCTCTTGGAATCCCAGAAGACGGTAAGTGGGTCCAGGGTCTCGTTGACGATCTTACCGAATGGCCCTTTGTTGGGGTTCAGGGCCGCCCGGATGAAGCCAACGCCGCCGACATCCCGCTCCTCCACC